GTTTGCCGCCATGGAACAACACGAATTTGAGAAATTCTATAACCAATGCATTGACCTTGTTCTCAATAAGTATATCAAAGGCATTGACAAAGATGATTTAATCACAGAAATAGAAGAATTCAAATGAAACCACAGGTAGGACAATATCATTACACTCCACACGGACGAGGATTCCGCATATACCGCTATACAGAGGTAACAGATAGCTTTCAGTCAGCCTCTCCGGTACTTAGTGAGCCAATCTTCTACGATCGTGAGAAAGCAAAGAAACGTGTTTATGAACTTAATGGTTGGAAATACAACAATGAACGGACTCAAACATCATCTGCGCGTTGAACCATACGACTATCAACGTGAAGGTATAGTTTATGGACTGGAACACCGCCGTCTTATTATCGGTGACGAACCGGGATTAGGAAAGACATTGCAAAGTATCGGCATTGTTGATACAGCCAATGCATATCCTTGTCTTGTTATCTGCCCGTCCTCGCTCAAAATCAACTGGCAACGCGAGTTCGAGAAATTCACGGATAAATCTGCGGTCGTTCTTGACAATGCTGTACGTACAACATGGAATTACTTGTTATCTATGGGAGTGCATCAGGTAGCAGTGGTAAATTACGAAAGTTTGCGCAAATATTTTGTTTGGGACATCAAAGCGGAAAGTAAGCAGTTCCGTCTCAAAGATGTTGTATTCTGTCCTCAAATACAGATGTTCAAATCAATCATCATCGACGAAAGCCATCGTGTGAAAGACCCGTCTGCACAGCAAACAATCTTTACCAAAGGTTTGTCTGTTGGCAAGGAATGGATAATACTCCTGTCAGGTACCCCCGTTGTCAACCGTCCGGAGGATTTGATAGCGCAACTTTCTATCATGAACAGATTAAACGACTTTGGCGGTCGCGGAAAATTCATAGCTGACTATTGCACTGACCCGAAAGACAAGGATGCGGAACCGGCTGTACCACTTTCCGAACTATCTCGGCAACTCTATGATACTTGCATGATACGCCGTGAAAAAGCAAAGGTACTTCCCCAGCTACCTGACAAAACACGAGTAGACCTGTATGTCGATATATCCAACAGTGCCGAATACAATCTTGCAGCTTCCGATCTCGCTACATACCTACAAGAATATACAGAATGTACAGATTGGGAAATACGCCGCAAGATGCGTATGGAAGCACTTGTGAAGTTCATGACACTTCGTTCCTTAGCTACCAAAGGGAAAATTGCACAAGCTGTTGACTTTATCAAGACATTCCTTGACAGTGGCAAAAAACTGATTGTGTTCTGCTCGCTTCATGAGATTGTAGATGAACTGCAAAAGGTATTTCCGAAAGCCGTCACAGTTACAGGGCGTGATAGCGCAATAAACAAACAGGCTTCTGTGGATGCTTTCCAAAACAACCCAAATGTGCAGCTCATCATCTGTTCCATTAAAGCAGCCGGCGTTGGTCTCACACTCACAGCTTCCTCAAATGTAGCCTTCATTGAACTTGCATGGACATATGCAGATTGCTGTCAATGTGAAGACCGTGCACACCGTATAGGGCAAAAGGACAATGTAACCTGTTATTATCTGCTTGGTCGTGGTACAATCGACCATACGATATACTCTCTTATTCACCGTAAGAAATCCATCGCATCCGAGATTATGAACTCTGATGACGATATTCCGACCGATGAAATGTATTTCAATGAATTGGTCAAATCATTCTTAACAGCATCGGGATAATGGAAGTATGCAAAACAGATATGCAGAAAATTATCAAATATCTTAATGATGCTGCAATAATGTATGACAATCATCCCGGACAACGTAATGTATGTCGCGCATGGGTAATAAGACAACTAATAAAAAAACTGAATAAAAAATTAGTAGTAACCAGTAAATAAAGTAATATGAGAATCTATTTCGATATAATATTTGTGGTTTTAAATGTCATCCTTTTTGCTTTGAACTTTCATTTTGCCTTAGAATCCAAATCATCTAAGTCATATACGTATGCCATCTTAGGAATGACTTTTGCCATTGCAGCTATCGTCTTACTTCTATCTACCGATTCAAATCAAGAATAAAAATAATATGGCAACACATCAAATAACAATAGCAAAAGCATCCAAGAATGACTTTGAGAAAGTATACAATCTGCTTTCTCCGATGGAGGAACTCTTCAACAATAGGTGGAGTAATGAGGAAAGCTGGACAGAGTGGGATGATGACAACGAGGATAAACTGGAACTTCTTGCCATCCGTAAAGAAATAGCCGAGGAAGAATACTGTGATGAGGATGAAGTGGACAACCGTCTTGTCTTATACGAGTTTATTAAACGCAGAATGAGATTATGCGGATGCAGCAACTGGCAGCGCGTTGTTACCGCCGCCGAATGTCTGATTGACACCTTCTGCGATCCACAAGAGTCTTGTCTTGTCTGGCGCCCGGATTTGAAGCGTGCGATGTATAATACGATGCTGGGTGAATAATAATTTAAAACAATAGGTAATGAACATTGGATTAATAGACGTTGACGGTCATAACTTTCCAAACTTCGCTCTTATGCGTGCCTCTGCATATCATAAGGCAAAAGGCGATCAAGTAGAATGGGCTACTCCTTTCAACAGATATGATAAAGTTCTAGCGAGCAAAGTGTTTACTTTCACTCCAGACTTTAATTATATGACATTACAAGCTGATATTATCGAAAAAGGAGGAACCGGTTATGATATTCATAAGAAGCTTCCATTTGAAATATCTTGTAGCACACTCATGGATTATTCCATTTATCCACAATATCATTTTTCTATTCAGTTCTTTTCAAGAGGCTGTATCCGGAAATGCCCATTTTGTCTGGTTCGGGAAAAAGAGGGCTACATCCGGTCCGTCCACCCTGTAGACCTGAATCCCAAGGGAGAATGGATAGAAGTATTAGACAACAACTTCTTTGCAAACCCGAGATGGAAAGAAGCTATTGACTATCTTATAAAAGCTGGACAAATGGTTAATTTCCATGGTGTTGATGTCAGGATCATGAATGAGGAGCAAGCATTTTACTTGAGTAAGTTGAAATTGAAAAGAAGAATCCACATTGCTTGGGATTTACCGGATATTGACCTTACTGAAAAGCTAAAAGAAGTGACTAAATATATCAAACCTCGTAATTTGTCTTGCTATGTTCTAGTCGGCTTTAACTCAACAATTGAACAAGATATGTATCGGTTAAACCGACTTAAGGAGTTGGGAATCTCACCTTTTGTACAACCATACCGAGACTTTAATAATGATCGCAAACCAACATTATACGAAAAGGATATTGCACAGTGGGCTAACAAACATCAAATATTTAAATCTTGTGATTTTGCCGACTTTTCACCACGAAAAGGATTCAAGTGCAAATATTATTTAAAACAATTAGAATAGAAGTAAAATAAAATAGCCCGTAAACACCTTGTAGTAATCAGTAAGTTTGGAATGGAACAGATGGCCAACATCGACAAACATTAAGATACCATCTATCCTCGTTAGTCTTGCTTGCGTTGGCAGTACGAGTTACAAGGTCGAAACAGTAGCAGAGGAAAACCAAATTAACGGGAAATGCGGGCTATTTATAAATAACTAAATAGAGCTATGGATGAATTTTATATGGTATTTGTAGAAGGATGCGCCACTCCTACCTACAAACATGAGAATTTGGAAAGCGCCGAAAATGAAGCGAAAAGACTTGCTACTCTTCTTAAGAAGAAAGCATACGTTTTATGTACAATAAAATCAATTGAAGATACTCAGTACAAAATTGAGGATTGTAGACCTAACGGAAGTGATTTACCATTTTAATAAAAATACAACAATGAAGAAAATTGAAATCGTTGAACACGTCATCAACAATACGACTATTAGTCGTTCACAAGCTATTCAAGCCGTAGATTGCGTTTTTGATGCTATTGAAAATTCTCTTTGTAAAGGTGAGAGTGTTTATATCCGTGGTTTTGCCACAATTAAGGCACACACCTCCAAAAGAAAGAAAGCACGGAATATTAGCAAGGGAACAACAGTTGTTATTCCAGCTCAACGCTCTGCCAAGCTCATCATTAGTAAACAACTTAAAGCTCGAATGAATTTATGATGCACACATGGTTTGAATGTAAAATCCGTTACGAAAGAGTAATGGAAAATGGAATGAACAAGAAAGTTACAGAACCTTATCTTGTCGATGCACTTAGCTTTACAGAGGCCGAAGCACGGATCATCGAAGAAATGACCCCATTTATCTCTGGAGAATTTACTATATCAGACATTAAACGTGCCAACTATAGTGAACTCTTCCCTAGCGACGAAGCGAGTGCCGACCGCTGGTTCAAATGCAAACTATTTTTTATCACACTGGATGATAAAAGCGGTGCGGAAAAAAAGACTTCGACACAAGTATTGGTACAGGCTGCCGACTTACGTGACGCAGTGAAGAAACTGGACGAAGGCATGAAGGGAACAATGGCAGATTATCAAATTGCATCTGTTTCCGAAACCGCTATCATGGATGTTTACCCGTATTCTGCCGAAGAATCCATTACAGATACCATCAGCGAAAATGCCAACTCCCCTATTGTACGCAATTTCATCCAATCACTTCCTGAAGGTTGTAAGACAACAATAACAGTTGGAGGAAAGAAAGTCGTAGTCGACAAAACAGGAAAGGACACCATTGTTACACCTAAAAATGAAAACAGCCATGACATTGGAAGAGATGCTCTCAAAGGAAAGAAAACAAAAAAAGAAGCAAAAACATAACGATGAGGAACACCGCATACAATGCGCTTGTGTAAAATACTTCAATTTGAGGTATCCGAAGTTGAAAGGTCGACTATTCGCCGTACCAAATGGTGGTAGACGTGATGCTGTAACAGCATCAAAACTTAAAGCCGAGGGTGTAATAGCCGGTGTATCCGACCTGATCCTATTGAAAAGCAATCGTGATTACGGTGCGCTACTCATTGAAATGAAAAAGAAAGGTGGCTATCAATCCCCATCGCAAAAACAATGGCAAAAGATGATCTGTGAAAACAGAGAATACAAATATGTTGTATGCCATTCGCTAGATGATTTCATTCGTGAGGTGGATGAGTTTCTAAAAAATGCAGAATTATGGGACGAAATGTAAAAAAAGGGCTCGACTATTTCCCTTTTGATGTTGACTTTTTTCAGGACATAAAAATAAGGAAACTGATCAAGTACCAGCGTGGCAAGGCTGTCACTGTATATGCTCTCCTGCTTTGTCTTATCTATAAAAATGGGTATTACATGTTGTGGGACGAAGAGTTGCCCTTCATATTATCGGAACAAACCGGTTTTGAAGAAGCGTATATACAGGAGGTCGTCAGATGTTGCCTGGCACTAGGGTTGTTTTCTAAAGAACTCTTTGATAAGGAAAAAGTTCTCACTTCAATCGGAATACAAGAACGCTATAAACGAATATGTGATGATTGCAGAAGAAAGTGTGAATTTTCAGAGTTTAACCTTATTTCTTCCGAAGATAAACGCATTTCTTCCGAAGAAAAGCCCAAAAACTCCGCAAAAAGTACACAAATAAAAGAAAAGGAAATAAAAGAAAAGAAAACTCCTCCTCAAACTCCCCCTAGCGGGGTCGTTTCGTCGGACAGAGGAGGAAGAATAACTTCGTCTCCTTCTTCTGAAAAATATTTTGATATTAAGGCAGAATTGCGTGGTAAACCGGGTATAACAGAAAATGACGTATGGGAAGCTATGCGCCTTGCCGAAAACGGTAAAGAATCATCTATCGGCACAGGGGTCATCAAACAATGGCTAGACAATCCCTCAATGTGTGACTTCTATATAATCATCCAAAATCTACAGAGAATGGAGCGTGAAGGACAAATAAGGGTGATGTCTCATGAAAACTACTTTGTGTATGTTTTTCTGCTAATGAACCTGACAAAATCCGATGCTGATTCAGTTCGCCTATATATCCAAGACCCGACACTGTTCGAAGAATGTAAAAAGCTGATTGCCGAAATTAAAAAAGGCGGCATCAACCAGCCCGGCAGATTCCTGCTCAAAAAGTTGAGAGAATGTCAAATGAGTATTAATAAACAAAATCTAAAATGAAATTAGTTCATGGCAGTTTATTCAGCGGTTTTGACGCCCCCAGTATTGCAGCTTCATGGATGGGATGGGAAAATGCCTTTCACTGTGAGATAAACCCTTTTTGCAACGAGATACTAAAATATTGGTTTTCTGATTCAGAACATTATGAAGATATTACAAAAACAGACTTTAGTCAATGGAAAGGAAGAATCGACGTCCTCACAGGCGGATTTCCTTGTCAGCCTTTCTCCCTCGCAGGCCAGAGAAAGGGAGCGGATGATAACCGTTATCTCTGGCCGCACATGCTCCGTGCTATACGAGAAATCCGACCCGCTTGGGTTATTGGTGAAAACGTTGCTGGAATCCTCACAATGGTTCAGCCCGGCAAGGAGACTGAAGTGGGAAGCCAAACCTCTCTTTTCGGAGAAGATAACCGAAAAAGAATATTGCTACGACAAGAGTATGTTGTCGAAACCATCTGTAAAGACCTTGAGCGAGAAGGATATTCCGTCCAACCGTTGCTTATTCCGGCTTGTGCCGTCGGAGCGCCCCACAGAAGAGACAGGGTGTGGTTTGTTGCACGACTTATTACCGACACCGCGTGTCGTGGAAGTGGTGGAACACCCTATGAAAGCTGCCGCGAGAACGAAAGACAGGACGGGTACGAAACTCAACAACCTATCTTCAGGAGCTACGTTCGGACTGCTTCCGACTCCCAATGCTCGGGAAGCGGACAAATACAGCAAAAAATACAATCCAAAAAGCCAAATGGGTACCGCATTAACAGCAATGGCAGTAAACGGAATGTTGCCGACTCCTACAAATTCAATGGTGACTTACCAGGATTTCATTCAGGCAGGATATCACAGTTCGAAGCGTCCGGATTACGGATTGATCCCAACACCTACTGCGAGTTCCCATCACAACGGATGCTGCAAGGAGAGAAAGGACGGTACAAGCAGAAAATCCGAACTGAATCATTACATAGCCGCTCAAACTGGGAAAACTTCCCTACTCAATCCCCTGTTTGTCGAGGAAATGATGGGCTTCCCTTTGATGTGGACAACCTTACCATTCCTTTCACAAAGTGGAGACAGGAATCAGTCAAAGGATACGGAAACGCCATAGTTCCGCAGGTGATTCTTGAAATTTTCAAAGCAATTGAAGAAATAGAACAATTAGAGTAAAACTAATCAGAAATGAGTAAAATAATTATAGATGGCAAGAAATATGAACGAATCAAAGTTAAGGGGAAAGAAAATTGCAACGATTGCGATTTAGCAAAAAATGTAAGAAGTTTAGCCTCTGTGCCTATTTGTTGGCAGGAAGGAAACGAAAAGATTATAAAATATTGTGAGAATCACCCTGATGTAATATACAAAGAAGTTAAACCATAACAAATATAAAAATGAGCGAAATCAAGAATTTAAAAATAGGTGACCTATTCTCTATTCGCAAAAATGGAATAGTGTATGAGTTTCTCGGATATTGTCCGATAGAGAACCTCCCTATTGCTTTTAATCGCAATAAGTATGAAACAGTATAT